TAGAAAGAGGTATATCAAATTCATTACTAATTAAAAAGAAGTAAATTTACATTAGGAGGTATCTATGTTTGTAAAAGTCGATAAAACAAATTATTTTGTAAATACTGATGGATATAATGGAAATGAGATTTCTATAACAAATGAAATTGTCGAAGAAATTATCAGTAGAATGGATGTAAAATTTCTTTCTAATACTGAGAAAGAAAAACTAAAAATCAAAATTTATAACAGATACCAAGAAGCGAAAAACAAAAATCTTCCTTTTTATTAAAATTATGGATGAAATTCAAGTATTAATAATGGCAGATGGTAAGAAAATGTCATTTGAACCTAAAGATGATATTACAGCATATGAATCTGCCATTATTTGTAAACTATTATCATATGCTAGTGTTTGTGGGTTAGATGAAAATTTAGTTGATGAATATCTAAAAAAGTATACAACTATTATTAGGCATTTTGAGGAGATATAAGTTTTTATAAATTATTAATTTTTGGAGATTATTATGAAGTATTTGTCTATGTTGTTTAATGTATTTTTGATATGTACTATTGGGTATATGGTAATGCAGTTAATTCCTGATATGGTATCATCCAATGATAGTGTGAATTTTGTGATTGGAGTAATTCTTGTATTGATTAGTATTACTGTGATTGTTTCGCGTTTGTTTGAAATTTATAATGAAATTAAGGAGAAGTTTTAATGTCTATGAAATCTATTTTGACTTTAATGGGAATGTTTTTTCTTTTTATTTTTGGTGTTCGTAGTTGTACTACTGTTCCAAATGGATATGTTGGAGTTGTAGTACATATGTTAGGTGGTGCAAAAGGAGTTGATGTAGAAGAAAGGGGTATGGGTAGGTATTTCCTTGGGTTTAATGATGAAATGTATTTGTTTCCAACCTTCACTCAAAATGAAACTTGGGAAGGTGAAAAAGAATCTATTACTTTTCAGACTAAGGAAGGTTTGAATGTAAATGCTGATATTGGTATCAGTTATCATATTGATCCTAATAAAGTATCTGTAGTGTTTCAAAAGTATAGAAAAGGTATTAATGAAATTTCTGACATTTACCTTCGTAATATGGTAAGGGATTCTCTAGTAAAAGCAGCTTCATTCCAAGATGTTGAAACTGTATATGGACAAGGTAAAACTGAACTTCTATCTTCTGTAGAAACTAGCGTTAAAAAAGAAGTAGAACCTATTGGTATTGTTGTTGAACATATTTATTGGGTAGGTACTTTACATTTACCGCAAACTGTTGTTGAAAATATCAATCGAAAAATTAATGCTACTCAAATGGCTATGACTCGTGAGAATGAAATTCAACAAACCAAAGCAGAAGCTCAAAAGGCAATCGAAGAAGCAAATGGTGTCGCTCAATCTAAACTCGCTGTAGCAAGAGCAGAGGCCGAATCTACGAAGATTCAAGGTGAGGCTGAGGCATCTGCCATTGAAGCGAAATCTAAGGCTCTAAACGCTTCTCCGCAGTTGGTACAATATGAAATCGCTAGGAATTGGGATGGTAAATTACCGACTACTACTATGGGTTCCGGTTCTATTCCAATGTTGAATATAAAATAAGGAGGATTTATGACTAAACCTTGTAGATTAGTAGCAAAACGTGGACTAAATGCACAAAAAACAGGTAGATACTTTGCTGTACAATTAATTGGATATTCTGGACAGAATCCTCCACCAGAACCACCTGACCCACATTTAAATAAAAAAGATGACCCTGCATATATTATTGAATGGACGGATTCTACTGATAATAGGTCTAGTGGTTATGATGGATTTGAATGGTGGGGAGATGTAAATGGGTCTGTTGGAGGTGATGGAGATACTCCTTTCAGGTTTTGTTTTGCAGTATTTAATCCTTGGATGGGTTGGCCTACTGCTAGAGTTAATACTAAGTGTTTACTCCAGCAATGTTTTGAAGATGATGAATCTCCATCTGGAGAAAGGTATGATTGGAGTGATTTTGGTACTCCAACTTTCGCGGTAGGTGATTCTTGGACATTTAAAGTTCAAGGATATGACGGATTAAATTATTATAATAGAATAGAAAGACTAGAAGATACGGATAATAAAGAATTTGTTATTTGGATTGATGATTGAGGAAATATGTATACTTTACCAGAAGGCTCTTATGTTATTGGTGATCCTAGTCTTTTGTTATTCCCTTCAGATTATAGGAAATTGACTAAAGCTATTGCATTTGCTAAAGATAATTGTAAAAATTATGTTGGAGGTATTTGTCCTAGTGATAATAATGAACATAAATTCGCATATTATTTCACTACCAAAGGTATATTACTAGATCAATTTGGTTACAAATATATTTGCGAGTCTGGTATAATTGCTTGTATTCCTGTTGAAATGCTGCCTCATCGAGATTCAGCATTTCTCGAACCATTTAAGTTTTTTTATGAATTTAGGACTTCTTATAATCACGGATTAATTTATTTTAATCATGTACAAATTAGACCTTATACTGTTTAATAAAAAATTACTTTACTTTTTTTAAAAATTCATGTATAATGAGTTGAAATTTAACAACTGAACAGGAATTAAAATGAATATCAATGAATTTTTTGAGTCTCTTGCTGCAAATAATTCTCGTAATTTCAAATTAGATACTCTGAAAGCTAATGCTGATAATAACCTTTTGAAGGAAGTTATTAGATTAGCACTTGACCCTTTTACTAACTTTTATATTCGTAAAATTCCTACATATATTAACTCTGGATATAATAGATCTCTCAGCGAAAGTATTGAGATGTTATCTAATTTATCATCCAGAGTTTGTACTGGAAATGATGGTATTCAGTTTTTAACTGAGATTCTATCAAATTCTAGGGAAGGTGATGATAAGGTTATAGAACGCATTATTAAAAAGGACTTGAAATGTGGAGTATCTATTTCTACTGCTAATGCGGTATGGCCTAATCTTATTCAAGAATATCCTTGTATGCTTTGTTCTCAATATGAGGATAAATTAGTCGATAAGATTAAGTATCCTGCATATGTTCAAGTTAAGGCTGATGGAATGAGATTTAATGCTATTGTTCGAGGAAATAGTGTTGATTTTCGTACTCGTAATGGTAAAGAATTAGATTTACTAGGAAACCTTATCGAAGAATTTATTATCCTTGCTGATGGTAAAGATATGGTATTTGATGGAGAACTTCTTATTAAAGATAATGGAGTTATCTTAGATCGTAAAACAGGAAATGGTATTCTTATGAAGGCTCAACGCGGAACTCTTTCCGATAAAGAGGCTTCTATGGTAAATGCTGTTATATGGGATTGTATTCATTATGATAATTTTATTAAGGATATAGATACTAATCCTTATCACGAAAGGATTCTGTATGTTACCGAATATACATTACCAGAAAAGATTTCTTTTGTACAAAATACAGTTGTATTTAATATAGAAGAAGCTAGAACTATATTCGAAGAATACCTTTCTCAAGGGCAAGAAGGAATTGTCCTAAAAGATATTTATGGTATATGGGAAAATAAAAGATCTAAGACTCAAATTAAATTCAAAGGAGAATTAGAGTGTGATCTTAAAATTGTAGGTATTCAAGAAGGTACTATAGGAAGTAAATATGAAGGAATGTTAGGAGCTTTACTTTGCGAATCTTCAGATGGTATTATTAAAGTTGGTGTTGGTTCAGGTTTTAATGATGAACAAAGAAAGAAATTTATTAATGATAATTTAATTGGTAAAGTAGTTGCAGTAAAGTATAATAGCCGTATTGTAACTAAAACTGGAGAACATTCTTTATTCCTTCCAATCTTTGTTGAAATTCGATATGATAAAGATATAGCTGATTTTAGTGGAGATATTAAATGAAATCTAATTCTTTGATTGATGAAAATAAAAAGTATATTTCTTCTTTAAAAATAAGATATTACAGAGCATATAAAAATGGTGAAGTTAAAGTATTTGATACTAGAATGGAAGCAGAAGCATATTCAAATCTAGTGGAGCAATTTGAAGTGGGTTGTCCGATCTACGAAGATTGATTTTTTTGTTGACAGGCTTTAGTGAGCCTGTTATAATACAGGCTCAAACACAGAGGACGATATGAAAACAAGATTTGACTTAGAGCAGGAAATTCTTGAATGTTGGGGAGTAACAACAGATATTGATGTACTCTTTAATTCTATTAAAGATAAAAATTTATCACAATCGCAAATTTTAGAAATTCTAAATGGAATCAAAGTATTGTATGAATTGAAGTTTGATTCTATGTTTAATACTTTTGAATCTGTTATATTACCAAGGAGTAAATATGATTATTAATGTAATTATGGCAATTTCTTTGATGGTTATTTCGTATACTAATATGGCTAATGCTCCAATTAAGAGTATTGCTCCTTATGAATCGAGAGATCTATAATATGTGGAAATATATTTTAATTATTATTGGATTTTTAATTGCTGGTGCTATGGACTATCAAGATTATTTGTTAAAGACAGGACAACAAAAGAATAATCAGGTAGAAAAATAAAAATGTTTATTGTATAAAAGTTATAGGAGCGATAA